TTAGCCATATTCCTTCTTGGAGTATGCACACTTTCAAGGCTGATGATCGCTACCTCGTTCACAACTTGTGCTAAAACGGTGGATCACGCACCATTAAAAGCGATTGGGTATAGTCGCTCAGTGAATCAGGAGGAATACGGTTGACGTGCTGGTGGTGGTATTATCTTTCATATTCTAAACCCCGTTCTTAATTGGATGGGGTTTTATTGTTTTGATCTTTTAGCTAGTTTCTTTTCGTAGTTTTTCCTAGATTTAGTTTTTCTTTTTTGCCCCACCTTCGACAACTCTCCACATATCAAACCTACAGTAGTCAAGACTTCTCCGATACTACATTTAAACCACTCTCCATAGCTATGGAAATCGTTAAGCTGTATATGGATTTCTCTCTCTTGTTTTAACCCGCCTTTAGCAGTGTATAGTAGGTCAATCTTAACTGGACAGCCAGTCTGTAAAACTTTTAACCTGTTTCTTGGTGTTTTAGCTACACCGATTTTATAAAATTCAACTCCTTCTATTATCACTCTCATTATATATACTTTCATATTTTAGTTTATTTCTGGGCATAAAAATATCCCCTAGGTTTCTGCATGATCGGTGACTAATGTTCTTACATGGAGCCGATGACGGGAATTATTGGTGTCATCACAGCGTTAGCCTGATCCTAGTAGCAAAGAGGAAAAGCACTCTTCACTTATACCGCCATTAGTATTCAACCTGCGGTGTCATCTGTTTAACTGTCAGCTATCATCCTACAGAAGGAGTATTCTTGATAGAGTCTTAAATCATGCTTCAAGTGCTTAGAGAAAGGAAACACCTAGACAAAAAAAGATCGGCCTAGGAGGACGGTCTGAGGATAAATCCTCAAGTTGCTGAAACGCTCCGTAGGCCGATAAAGTTTTATGTGGTCACATCATGGCGTTTCAGTTCCTCAATGTTTGCCGCAAGACTCGTTGCTTGCAGTGAATCCACTATTACAGATTACGCCAGTTCACACAAGTTTTATTTTCCTATTGACGCAATTTGCATGTTGGGGTATACCTAGGTTACAGAGTCACACGTTGACAATCTTCGGACCAGCACTCTACAGACTCTTAGATTCATGACCCGTGATAAGCGGACAATCGGCAGAATCGTTCTAATCTGCCGATTACATTCGGCCAAACTAAAAATCTAAATAATTATATATTATGGCTATTATCACAAATATCCCGCAACACTTCCAAGAGGAGTTGGCGGCAGGGTGGCACCACTTAGTGTCACAGAAATCAAATAGGCTCGCACGCTATTGCAGCATGAAGCCTCTAAAAGGTAAGCTTACACTCGTTGACCAAATTGGTTCAATTGAGATGATCGAGAAGACTGGCCGCATGGCCAAGACCGTTCTTGACGAGATGCCACTAGGCAAGCGTGGTGTTGTATCACGTGAGTTTGAAAAGGCAATCGGCTTCGATGAGTTCGACGCAAGCAAGATGACTTTGCAGGATCTTCCACTATCACAAACGCAAAAGAAATGTTTGAAGGTGGTGAGCGTGTTGCTGAACAAGTTATTATCGACGGTATCTCAGGCACTAACTACGAGGGCGAGAATGGAACAACTCCAGTAGAAATTCCATCTGCTCAAATCATTCCGGTTAACTTCTACAAAACAGGACTAGGTGCTAACACTGGTATGACCTACGATAAGTTCGTTCGCCTCAAGCGTCTAGCGATGGAAAACGAAGTATTCGGTAAGAATGTTGAAAGCGGTGCAGATAAACTCTGTATGGCACTCTCAGCAGCTCAGATTGAAGACCTTCTTCACGATGTTAAGGTTATCAACAACGACTACGCTTCAAGACTTGAGTCAGTGCAGCATGGTGAAGTTGATGAGTTCTTAGGCGTTGAAATCGTTCGCACGCAGCAGCTTCCAATCACTGATATTGGCGGTGGTGAGATGCACAGAGACGCTTTCGCATGGGTTAAATCTGGTGTATGTTTCGGATTCCGCGACAACTACAGCTCAGACCTCGTGATTCGTCATGACCTCAGCAATGCAATCCAGTTACGTTCTACTCTTGCATGTGGTGCATCACGACTAGAAGAAGAGAAGGTTTGGAAACTCCCATGCCTAGAAGCTTAATCCTAAATATTAGAAAGAAAAATTATGTCTATTAAAGCAAGTTTAATCAAAGCATCCGTAGATGCATATTCAGACAAGGGCTATCAGCAAATTGAAGGCGAGTTAAACGCCGGAAACAACACGACTCGCAAGTCACAAAACCTACTCGTTGAGAGTGTGGAGTTGGATCTTGCAGTTGACCAAGCTGGAGCCGCAAGAGCAATTGTTAATACCAATGTTGTGATCCTCGCAAAGGTTCCCGTTAAAGCGGAGGTTCTTTGGGATCAGATTAGCATTGTGTCAAGCACAGCAACTACAGCATTCGCGGGAGCTATCGGCTTCTTGGATGAAACAGACCTTACAGCCCTAGAGGCAAGCAAGGTGACTGTAGCAAACGCTGTTGGCTACGTTAACCCAATCACAGTTGCAAGCGACATCTCGGCAGACGGCGAGATTTCAGACACACGCTTTATAGCGTTCGTTGCTTCTGCAAATGCGGCAACTTCGGGCAAAGTCCGAATCCGCATTCCGTTTATCGCTTTGTCTTAACCGACTAGCATGTGACCTCGCAGTGGTTTCTCTACACTACTTTCCACTGCGGGGTTTAACTCTACACCTTTTTACCTATGGCCTATCCATCAAACGAAGAATTATGCAATCTAGCCCTAGCTAAAATAGGGGAGTATACTATCACCGATATTAACGCCAGTGGTAGGATTGAAAGTTTGTGTAGGCGTCATTTACCTCAAGTTAGGCGTGAATTACTCAGGCGTCATGCGTGGAACTTTGCTAATGCTCGCGTTGAGCTGGCCATTAGTCCAGTCGCAAACGCTTTTGGTTTTGAATACCGTTTTGCATTACCTACAGACTACATCCAGACTTTAGAGGTTTGGGCCGATGCTGACATGGTTTGCAGGATCGATAAGTTTGACGTGGAAGGTAAAGCCTTACTTTGTGACTATGAGGAAGCATTCCTTAAGTATACCTCAGACGTTCAGAATCCAGAAGACTGGGACACATTATTCGTCAAGGCTGTGGTGCTCAGTTTGGCATCAGAACTAGCAAACAACTTAGGAGCTGAGGCAAAAGTAACAGGGCTTATCCAAGAATTAGAGCAAGTGGTCCTACCTGACGCGATGACTTCAAATGCATGGGAAGATCGCAGTGGGGTGAATAATCCAACGCAAGATAGAATCCAGCAATCAGTTTGGACGAATCAATACAACTACACAATTTAAAGACATGGCAGGAAACGAAAGTCCAACACCTGCAAAAGGAGATCCATTTTTTAGAGGGGTTACCGAGAATGGCTCAGATTCACGCTTTGAAGCTAATCTAGAACCTGACCACGTAAAAGCCGACTATGATCCTTACTTAGATTCTAATCCTATCCCACCCAGTTTTAACGCTGGCATTTGTGCACATGTGGACGGCATCACGGAATCTCTCGTAAAGTCTGGGACTTATCCAAATTTCATATACACTGGAACGCTTTTAATAGTAAGCCAGTTAACCTTTAGAACGTGGATCATTACTAATGACGGTGATAAGGCTTATCATGGATTCGGAGAGACTCCAGCAAGCGTTTCTTTCTGGCATTCTAATAGCACGCCTGACGTTGAAATCACAGACGGTGCTTGTGCGATGTTCACTATCACTGTCACCAATGGGGCTAATGGAACCGTAACACCTTCAACAACTATGGTGATGATTGGCGGCGATCAGTCATTTAGCATTGTTCCAGATGACGGTTATGTTATCGACGATGTTCTGGTTGATGCGGTAAGCGTCGGCACTCCTTCAAGCTACGAGTTTACGAATGTTACCGAGGACCACACCTTAGAAGCTCAATACCAACTATTTATTGGTTCATTCACCTACACGCCAAGCGGTAACACTTCAGCCACGGCGGGAAATACTTACGGGCTAGCGTGGAATGATACAGGTAGCAGATTTTACAGAACGAACTCATTGGACGATTTAGAGGTTTACGACGTCACAACTAACGGCGACGCTTCAACCAAGTCTCTAGTGGTCACTATTGACCTTTCGGGATTCGGTTCATTCCCAGAGAAAAGGGGCGTTTACGTGGACGAGACTGCTGGAGAAATGCTTTTGGTTGACGGCGGCGACAATGTGATGCGTTTAACCTTCACGGGGCCTATAGATGGATCCACGGTTGCGGGAGACTTCACCAACGTGGCATCATTCGCAGTAGATGGTGAGGTTGAAATAAACCAGCCTATCACTATCAGGGTTTCAGCGGACCGCTTAAAATACTATGTATGTTGCACAAACCTGAACTACCTTGTGGAATTTACCATGACTTCAGCTTGGGACGTTACGACCTCGAGTAAAACTGACACATTCCTGTTGCAGCCAGTAGGGCCGCTTACCACGGCGATAAGCTCATTCTTCTTCCTAAGTGCTAGAACTATCATCACATATCACCCGACCGTTTCAGGGGCTTCCCCTGCTAAGGGTGAGTGGCGTCAATACAGCATGACAGCAGATTACGATATCAGCACAATGTCACAAGTAGGAAGTGGGGACATTCTTCATTCAGACATTCCCTTTGGAGGTGACAGGCGTTCAGGGGTAATGTATTCTAATACTGCAAACTACATGTATATCGGCACCTCAAGCACATCAACCCTTTACCACTTTGCGACCTAATGACTCAAAATAATTTCAACGGCGGGGTTGTGACCTCATGGATAAACAGCAGATACGATCTACAGAGATTCGGTAATGCACTAGGGCACTGTGAAAACTTCATATGCACGCCATACGGGGCTTTACGTCGCAGAATGGGCACTGAATACGTAGACTCTATTGCGGGAACCTCACGCTTAATCTCGTTTCAATTATCATCTACGGTGGGTTATGTCCTATCGTTCTCCGATGAATTGGTTGAAGTTTACCGCGATGGGGCAAAAATTGGGTCCGTGTCTATGGTTTCGCCTTGGTCCGACGTTGAGGTGTTTGAGCTGCAATATATCAAGCTTAATGCACAGATGTTCATCACCCATAAGAATCACCCACCCCAAAAGATTACTTTCACCAACGAAACTACTTGGAGCCTAGCCCCTATTGATTTCGATTATCCACCATTTCAAGATGAGATTCTAAATGACGATACTTTAACGGTGACGGCTGATGCTAGTTCACCGATTACGAATACACTTTCTATCAATCTTATAGATGATCCAGTTCAGCAAGTTAGCGGAACCATTACAGCGGTTGGACTCTATGAATTAGATGTTACCACTTGGACCGATGGGGGCGGCGGTGCATCAGAATTACAAGGGGCTAGCGATGGTGTCACATGGGTAAAACTTCAAGACATTACTGGAACTGGCGTGATTAGTGGGACATTCCCTGTTGGTCTACTTCGCGTGGTGTCTACTGATGCGGCGTTGATTGCAGACCTAGAGACAACTAATAACGTCTATGATCTAAGTGCAGGCGACTCGGTGACGGGTACGGCTTCGGCTTCAACCTTTGATGTTTTGCACGTTGGTTCACAATTCGAGATTTCACATGTTCCCACTGAACGAGAGGTGAAAATCCTACTCAACACCACCGACGCAACAAGTGCCCCTTTGATCGTGCAAGGCACATGGAACCTTTTCACAACTGGAATCTGGCAAGGTGACGTATTTGTAGAAGAATCTAAGGACAACGGTTCAACATGGGATCAAGTGGTTAAACGCTCAGGGTCAAACGATGTAAACCTTTCTGAGACTGGGACGCAAACGGAAATTACTCTAATGCGTGTCAGGTTTGAGACTGCGGGCGGTGGTTCACAATATCCATATGCTACCCTTGAGAATGATGGGGCGGCGGTTTCTGGACGTGTGGAGATTACAGCCTTCACTAGTGCAACTGAAGTTGACGCTACAGTTATCACAAGAATCTATTCAGAGGACGCAACAGACCTATGGAGAAAGCCGGCTTGGTCTGACTTCTCAGGTTATCCCGCTGCTATCACTTGGCATGAATCCCGCCTATGGTATGGGGGAAGCGTTGAATTTCCTTCGACACTATGGGCTAGTAGAACGAATGATTTCTTCTACTTTAAGAATGGCACGAACGACGATGATTCATTTTTCCGAGCAATGGCCACAACTGAGCTTACGGAAATTGTATGGTTACTTTCTCACCAATCGCTCTACATTGGCACGAATGGTGAAGAATGGCGTGGTTTCTCTCAATCTGATTTGGGGGTAATCACTCCGCAAAACTTTATTCTGCGTCGCATTTCAAACTCTGGCTCCGACCCTGTTTCTCCTATTCTAGCGGGTGCTAGCGTTATTCATGTCCAGCGACAGGGGAGGAGTCTTTTTGAAATTGGCTATGATGCGACCAGTGCCACGGCTGAAGGTTACAAACCAACAGATCTAAACCAACTTGCACCACATGTCACCACTGGAGGACTTAAGACAGTTTCTTACCAGTCGATCAGAGATAAGACAGTATGGGCAACAACTGGAGACGGTAAACTCATTGGGTTAACTTTCGATAGAGGGCAAAACA